TTGCGCAGAATCAGGATAAGGCGATGACGATCAAGCTGCGCGGGTCGTGGGTCGACGTTGATCCGCGCGCGTGGCGCAATCAATACGATGCCGTCGTGAACGTCGGGCTTGGCACTGGCGACAAGACGCTGATCGTCCAACACCTGATGGCGCTTGGTAACGTGCAGGCGCAAGGCTTGCAAATCGGCATCGCGACGCCTGAGAACATCTACAACGCAGCAACGAAGATGGCTCAGGCGCTCGGCTTCAAGAACTCGGAATTGTTCTTCACAGACCCGAGTAAGCAGCCGCCTAAGCCGCCGCAGCCGAATCCGGATCTGCTCAAGATCCAGGCGCAAGCGCAATCGGATCAGCAAGAGTTGCAGATGAAGGCGCAGCTCGACGATCACCGATCGCAAAACGAGGCGGCGCTGGAGATGCAGAAGCAGCAGTTGCTCGATCAGCGCGAACGCGACAAGCACGCACTCGATCTAGCCTGGGAGCGCGAGAAGTTCTACGCGAATCTCGCGGTGCAGCGCGAGGCGATCTACATTCCTGCCGGCATCAGCGCGCAGGCTGAAGCACTGGACTACGCGGCAACCGTTCACAGCAACGAAACGTCGCTTCAGGAGGCTCAGATTGGAGCAGCAGCGGGAAATCAGCAGGGGGCAACAGGCGGCGGAACTGATGGAGCATCCGCTACTCAGTGAGGCATTCGCCACCCTTAAGGCTCAATACATGTCCGCGTGGGAGTCGTCTCCGGCGCGTGACACTCAAGGACGCGAGGAACTATGGAGGCTGTTGAAGTCGCTAAGCGCCGTGGAAGGCCACCTAAAGACGGTGGTCGAGACGGGCAAGATGGCGAGGATTCAAGCCGAGCAGCAATCGGCAATACAGCGCCTGAAGGATGGCGTAGCTTCTCGGATCGCCTGGTAGCGGCAGAGAAAGCGCAGCCGCACCGTCGCATCGTTCGCGTATGGCATCCGGACGCGCCTGTTGCGCTGTGGCATGGCGAGCATGGCAGTGCGCCGGTTGAGGCTGGCGACGTGTCGTATCAGTGGAATAACGGCGAGATCGCCGCGTAACAACCAACCCTTTTCAACTAGGCCCGCTCGGAGCGATCCAGCGGGCTTTTTCTTTGAGGTAATGCATGGACGAGGCTACCCAATCGGGCGCTGAAAACCAGGGCAACGAAGCATCATTTGACGACGAGCTGTTAGGTCGTTTGTCCGAGATGGTCGACGGATCGGATGCAGGCGAGGAAGGCGGTCAAGAGGGCGGCGAAACGGAGCAATCCGACGCCCAACCCGAACAGGCCCAACCGGAAACGCCGGCAGAGGAAGCGTTCGTAATCAAGGTCGACGGCGAAGAGCGCACTCTGACGCGCGCTGAGTTGATCGCGGAGGCACAGAAAGCCGCCGCGGCAAACAAGCGCTTCGAAGAGGCTGCTGCTTTGCGAAAGCAGGCTGAAGCGGAGCGGGCTCCACTCCAACAGGAACGGGCTCAACTCAAGCAGGTTCTGGACACTTTCGTTCCGCAGATGCAAGCGCTCATGCAAGCAGAGCAACCCAATTGGGAAGAACTGATTGCAACCAATCCGCAGGAATACCTGCGTCAGCGGCATGTGTTCGAAGCACGCGCGGCACAGTTGCAGCAAGCACAGGCGGCGCAAGCCTACCTGGTGCAGCAGCAGCAAGCCGAAGCGGCGCAGCAAACGCAAGCGCGCATCGACGAGGAAGGCCGCAAGTTGCGCGACGCCATCCCGGAATGGAAAGACCCCGATAAGTACGCGGCCGGCGCTAAGGCGATCGTCGAATTCCTGACTTCCTCAGGCTTCGATGCGCAAGAGCTTAACGGCATCAACGACCATCGGCTTTTGCTGGTCGCTGATAAAGCGCGCAAGTACGACGAACTCATAAAGCAGCAATCGCAAGCTGCGCAGAAGGTCAACAAGCTCCCGCCCAAGGTTGAGCGACCCGGAACCGGCATGAAGCCTGGCGACGGTCGTTCAGAGGCGATGCGACGCTTGTCCAAGACCGGAAGCGTGGAAGCGGGGGCTGCTGCAATCCTCCAATTCCTTGATTAAGGATCAGAAATGACCGCTCCGACAAATACCTACCAAACCTATTCCGCCGTTGGCAACCGTGAAGATCTGACGGATTAACGATATAATTGCTCCCGTAGATCATCACGGGGCGCAAATGGACAAGTTCAAGCAGCTAAGTAAAAAAGAGCTTCAGCACCTTTACCAGTTCTATTCAACTGCGCGTATCGCGGCACAGTTCGGCATATCGGCCGAGGTCGTCAGGCGCAGGATCCACGAGCTTGGCATCGTCATACAGAAAGTTGGAGGCCGCAGGGCTTTTGATCCTCCGCGTGACGTGCTAGACGAGCTTTACCAAACGAAGTCAATGCGAGAAATCGCAGAGCACTTCGGTGTTGGTGAGACGGTCGTTTTCAAGCGACTCAAAGAGCACGGAATAGAACTGAAAGAGCATGGAAATCATCGCCTGAAGCCTGGGCGGGTCTTCACCGAAGAGCACAAGCAAAACATCAGGAAGTCTCAGATTGAGCGTGCTGCATACGGCGAGAAAAACCCGAACTGGAAGGGCGGACTTACCGAAGTCAACCGCAGGGCGCGCGGCAGTTGGATGGCGCGCGAGTGGAAGCAGCAATCCCTCGCTCGCGCAGGCAACAAATGCGAGCGATGCGGTGTTGAGAACGGTAAAACATGCGAATGCTGCGGCGTGAAGATTAAGCTGCATGTGCATCACATCAAGTCTTTCGCGAAGTATCCGGACATACGGTTTGATCCGGCGAACAGCGAAGTACTTTGTCCAAAGTGCCACCATGATGAACACCGGGGTCATTGACAGTCCGTCTAAAACCGAGTGAATTGCTGGAAACCCCTTAGAGCCTCACCGACCACAACGAAGCTGGCAACGGCAAGCGTGACGGTTTGAAAACGGTGAGGATTGGGCAATCAGCAGCCAAGCGCCGCAGGAATGCGGCGAAGGTTCAACGACTAGTGCATGGAGTCCAGAACGGACGGTAAAGCACCACGAGCGCCCGGCACTCTGCATGCAGAGTGATGATGTAGTCTGAGCACCGATCGAAAGACGGTGAAGCCAAGGATAAAGAGCCTTGGCGATAACATAACTGGTCATTTACAGAATCGCGCCGACCGACACGCCGTTTATGAGCGGCATCGGCAAGGGCAAAGCGACCAACACGCTCCACGAATGGCAAACGCAGGATCTCGCCGCTGCTGCGAACAACGCCGCAGTTGAAGGCGACGACGCAAGCGCGGCTGCCGTGACGCCGACCGTTCGCCTGAACAACCGCACGCAGATCTCGACGAAGACGATCATCGTTTCGGGCACGCAGCAATCGGGCATGAACCCGGCAGGCCGCAAAGACGAGCTGGCGTATCAGTTGAGTCTCAAGGGCCTTGAGCTCAAGCGCGACATGGAAACGGCGCTGACGCAGAACACGACCGCCATTACCGGCAACTCGACGACCGCTCGTCAGCTTCGCGGCCTCGAAGGTTGGGTTGCGACGAACAACGACCTTGGCGCAACGGGTGCTGCTCCGAACTACAACACGAATACGGCACCGACCGATGGCACCGCGCGTGCGTTCACGGAAGCGATGCTGAAGAACGTGATCCAGCTCGCGTGGGCGCAAGGTGGCAACCCGAACGTCATCATGCTCGGTGGCACGCAAAAGCAGACGTTCTCGACGTTCACCGGCGCATCGACCCGTTTCGACAAGGGCGAAGACAAGCAGGTTACGGCGGCCGTCGATGTGTACGTGTCGGACTTCGGCACGATCAAGGCGGTGCCGAACCGCTTCCAACGTGCGCGCACCGCGTTCGTGCTGGAAATGGGTCGCTGGAAAACGGCATTCCTGCGTCCGATGCAGACCAACCCGCTCGCCAAGACCGGCGACGCGGAGAAGCGTCAGCTCGTCGTCGAGTACACGCTTGAGGCCGGCCAAGAGAAGGCATCCGGAGCCATCCGCGACCTGCTGTAATCCGGCGTAGTTCGTAGCAATCAAGGGGCGTCCTTCGGGATGCCCCTTTTTCTTTGGGAAATCCATGTCCAAGGCAATGCAAATCTTCGCGACCGGCGTCACGATCACGACTGGCGCGACCTCTGCCAGCGCATCGATTCCGAACTGCGCGAACGGCACGAAGCCGAAATATATCCGCGTCGCTTCTACCGCGTCCGCATACGTGAAGATCGGCACGACGGCGGTCGCTGGCGATGTGCTGGTTCAGCCTGGCGATTCGATCGTTCTCGCTGTCGCTGGTGCTTCGACAATCGCGGCAATTCAGGTATCCGCGGCCGGCACGGTTCAGGTCAGCCCGCTTGAGGACTGCTGATATGGAAGTCGGCACTCGCTTTCACTATATCCCCGAGACGGACACGACTGCGATCGAGCGGATTCAGGATTGCACGCCGATTCTCGACACGACGACCGCGCTTCGCAATGAGGGCATCGTCGGATCGAACGAGATGCGCCATGCGGCCAGCTTCCCGGCTGTGGTGGTTGAGAACTACCTGAACCGGACGGGCATCACGTTTGAAGAATTCATGCAGAGCCAAGATCACATCAAGGCGATGCTGCGCGATCCGGATCTGTCCGGCTTCCGCGTATGGACAGGGCGCGTCTAATGCCATTCGCATCGTATTCCGATCTCCAGGCGTCGGTTGGCCGCTGGCTCAAGCGCAACAATCTGAGCGATGCGGCGCCCGACTTCATAGCGCTCGCTGAAGCGCGGCTAAATCGCAGGATCAAAGTTCGCCAGATGCGGACGTTCTACAGCGTCACGCCGTCGACTAATTGGGTCACGCTTCCGGGTGACTACAACGAGGCGATACGCATCACCTACGGCGACAAGCGGCTTGATTTCGTCTCTGAGGCTGCGGCTGACGCCTGCATGGAAGACGTAGACGGGATGAATAAGTACACGATCGCCGGCAACAAGATTTGGCTGCTGACGAATCTAGACGGCTCGAAGCTGATGCTGCATTACTTGCAGAACATCGAGCCGTTGAGCGACAGCAACACGTCGAACTGGCTGCTCGAAGACGCGCCCGACATTTACTTGTATGCATCGCTGCTCGAAGCAGAGCCGTTCATCAAGAACGATGAACGCATTGCGGTGTGGGCGCAGGCACTTGAGACGGCAATCAAAGACCTGCATGACAACGACCGCGACGGGCAGTACTCCGGTTCTTCGCTGTCGATGAGGGCCATGTAATGGGTAACAAACTGATCGGCTTCGCGCCTGATATCGATCCAACGACGCCTGGCGCGGTGATCGACTGCGAGAACATGGTGCCGTCGCTCAAGGGCATGCGTGCGGCGCCTAGTGCGGTCAGTGCTGGAATGCCGGCGCTTCCGGCTAAGGTGCTCGGCGGCGCAACCCTCGTCAAGCTAGACAATACGCGCAGGCTGCTCGTCGGCACGCAAACGAAGCTGTATGAGGAAGGCTCTGGCGTCTGGAATGACGTCTCGCGCGCTTCGCCATATACCGCCTCGTCGTCGGCATCGTGGCGCTTTACGCAGTTCGGCAATACGACCGTCGCCACGAACGGCGCTGATTTTCTTCAGCAGAGCACGACGGGCGCATTCGCAGACATTGCGGGCGCGCCGAAGGCGGCGATCATCGAGACGGTAGCGGGTTTCGTGTTCGCATTCAACACGGTTGATCCGACCTACGGCACGCGCCCCGATGGCTGGTGGAACTCCGGTCTGTACGACCAAACGGTGTGGACGCCGAGCCAGGCGACGCAATGCGCGAACGGCCGCATCATCGATACGCCCGGTGAGATCAGGGCAGGGCGCGCGCTTGGTCCGGATATTGTCGTGTACAAGGAAACGTCCATGTACTACGGCACGTATCAGGGGCCGCCTGTCATTTGGGCGTTCAATGTCATCTCGAACCAGATCGGAGCGCCATGCCAAGAGGCTGTCGTTTCGATCGGCACCGCGCATCTGTTCCTCGGGAATGACAACTTCTACCTCTTCGACGGTACGCGCCCGACGCCGATCGGCGACTCGGTGAAAAACTGGTTCTTCCGCAACCAGAACCCGTCGTATAAGCAGACCGTTTGCAGCGTGCATGACCGGCTTAATAGCCTCGTGTTCTGGTACTACGTCAGCAACAACAGCACCGGCGCTATTGATAGCGCCATCGTCTACAACTACAAGACGGGGCAATGGGGCCGCGCTGATCGCGCGATCGAAGCCGCGGTTGACTTCATCAACGGTCAGATCACATGGACGTCGCTCGGGACCATTGCTAACGAATGGCAAGACCTGCCGCAAGTGCCGTGGAGTTCGCCATTCTGGACGTCTGTCGCCACTCAGCCATCGATCATCGACACGACGCACACGATACAGACGCTGACCGGTGGAGCGGGGCAATCGTCGATCACGACGGGCGACTTTGGCGACGACGAATCGTATTCGCTGCTTCAGTACGTGCGTATGCGCTTCGCGCAAGATCCGACGTCGGCAACGATGAGCACGCAGGAGCGGACAACGCTCGGTGGCCTGTTCACGCCAGGCGTAACGACGACATACGAAGATGGAAAGTTTGACGTCGATTCGTCGGCACGCTATCACCGCGCGTTGATGACGTTCCAGGGCGACTGTGAAGTGATCGGCTATTCGCCAAAACTCGTTCCGGATGGCCTCGCATGAGAATCCAGAAGCCGCAGCTTCCTAACGCTGACGCGAAAGACAAGTTTTCGTCGGATCTGGTGTTCAAGGTTCGCCAGATTCTTTCGAACGTCATCGATCAACTTAACAACCTGAGCGAAGGACAGGTGACGGCCGCGACGAACGCGAGCACAGCCGCACCAACGACCGGAACGTATCAGAAAGGCGACTTCGTACGCAACAGCGCGCCTGCTGAACTCGGTTCCGCTGGTAGCAAATACGTCATCACCGGA